TTGACTGGTTCTACAGACGAGAAACCAAAAGAAGAACCATCATTTCTCTCAAACTTGACTGGTTCTACAGACGAGAAACCAAAAGAAGAACCATCATTTCTCTCAAACTTGACTGGTTCTGCTGACGAGAAACCGATTGAAAGTAGTATAGAAAAAACAGATAATAAGATTTTCGGTGGTAAAACGCACAGACGAAAAAAACAGACGAAAAAAAACGTTCATAAACTAAAGTAACTTCATACAACGATTAAAAAATTCTTTCAATTTGGTTTTATCACTTCCGGAATGAAATTCATTCGGACAAAAGTCAGTATTATCATCGGAATAACATAGTATAGCCGGAATACCCGAAATCATTTTTTTTGTTTTCAAGTAAGCATAGACGTCAAAGTTATTATCAATATCGATAATAGCACATTGGACGTTATCTGGCATGGTATCAAATGCTTTTTTTACATCATCTTCAATTAATTTACACGGACTACACCATTCGGCACCAAATTTTATAATTAATAGTCCCGGGTTCTCTAATAGCAAGTCAGTAAAGTGTTTACGGTCGCGAATTTCGGTGATAATATCACGAGGCATGGTAGTAGAATAGAATGATAATATATATTTATCCCTTTTACGATAAAAATATATAAAACATATTCTTTTCAATACAATATATTGTTTATGACAACCAAATCACATAATTTAGATATTCATATGTATTCGTTGAAAGACATTTTAGAGTTGTTCAATCTCACATATAATATTTCGATAGACGACATAAAACGAGCGAAAAAACAACTTATACAGACACATCCCGATAAATCAAAATTGCCATCAGAATATTTCTTATTTTATAAAAAAGCGTTTGATATTTTAATTACATTTTATAATAATCAGAATAAACAAAATCAAAAAGTAGATGCGGAGAACAGTGTATATACTCCTTCAAACAACGAAAATAATGATACTACAACGAATCAAATAAAGTCAACCATCAATGATATGTCTAAAAAAGAATTCAATACAAAATTCAATAAATTATTTAATGATAACATGGTAAATAAAATAGATGAAACTAAAAACGATTGGTTTAAAAATGATGATTCGACATTGACAACGGAACAGAATGTGAATCAAAGTAATATGTCGCAAGTATTTGATACTATGAAAGATAAACAACAAGGTTTAGTTCGTTACAGAGGTGTCGAGAACCTTATTGTGAATAATAGAAGTGGCACGAATATTTACGACGATAATGATAACGAGTATGTATATTGTGATCCATTTGAAAAATTAAAATATGATGATTTGCGTAAAGTGCATAAAGACCAAACCATTTTTTCTGTTAGTGAGAAAGATATAAACAAAGTAAAACAATATTCATCAGTCGACCAGTTTATGCGTGATCGTGGTTCTCAAAATGTAACACCAATTGAGAAACATAAAGCGGAACAATATTTATCTAATAATGAAGAACAACACAAACAACGCATTATGCATAAAGAATATGAATCAAACTTACAAACGATGAAAAATCAAGAAAAAAACCAAACCGTGTTATCCAGTTTTTTACATCTGACCAACGGATAATTATCGACGCAACCATTTTTTCTCCATATCCAACATAAGTGGTTTGTAATTAACAACCCGTTTCTCAATATCGCTATAACTTTCATATTGGAATACTGTAGGTGGTATAATCATATACCAAAAATACTGTGGCTGCATCTTTTTCCAATAAATATCCAAACTATATAATTTCGTTTTGGTGGGTTCTCGAATTAACTTTTCAACACTTTCTTTGAAGTTTCTAATAAAGATATCATACATGTTTCTTTTCAATACGTATCCAGTTGTTGTTTGTGAATTTAATATGCGGATACAATAATCATACGATTGATGATATGGTGGAACTGTATTTCCACCCACTACTAAGACGTCCCAATTAATTTGATTGTTTTTATAAAACTTGTTTAGATTTCCTTTAAATAATTCGGGATCTTGAAAAGATATATCGTCTTCACATATGAATACGTGGTCATAGTCACGTTCTTTCGCTATTTCTAAACATTTAATATGACTTAGAGAACATCCAATCGCACCGACATCATTTCGTATTGCTTCCACGCGTTCTCCTTGAATATTCATTTTTTCAAGTTCCTTTTCCACATGCTCTTTTCGGTCAGTCCTTTCGTGTAGATTGATGTATAATGTATTTTTAAACAATTCCATATTGTGTAAAAACAAGTAGTTGCGTTTATTTCATTTTTGTTACATATCATTTTTACATTTTCCAGATGTTGCACCGTTCCAATTGATTCATTATTTGATAGTATACTTCCATTTGTTATTCTGAATCACTTTCAACTGTTTCTAACAATACTTCATTCTCAACTATCGGTGTCAACGTGGGATTGCTACGATTACCAACCTCTGCAATTTTTTCTTTGACGATATCCACTTTATTTTTTAAAGGAACCGTTTGTTGATTATGTAGAACAATGATAGAACGCAGCTCATTTACTTGTTCTATCAAAGTATTCATTTGGTTTTGTAAAATGGTTAACTCGGCGTGAATTGTCTGTTGCGGGGAATCAATGCGGGCATCAGTTTGTAATGCTTCCATAGTATGGTTGATTACATTTGACACTTTATTAACGTGAACCGACTGTTGTGATGATGTAGACATGTCATTCGTTTGCAATACATCCAATGTATGGTCGATTACATTTGACACTTTATCTTCTTGCCACGACACCTTTTTATCATTAGATGGTTGCAGAGTATCAGTTTCCAATATAACATTCGTCGTATTATCGATTTTTATAGGTGACACGTCATTCGTTGGATTTATTGGCGGACCATTATATTGCTGTAAATAGGAGTCTCGTTCTTTCATTTGTTGTTGTAACAATTCGTCTATATTCTGTATTGGTTCTTCATCTATTTTCTCACTGAAATCAATGTCGGTCGGTACTTTCTTTTCAACCATTGATGCGTATTCTTGTTCTCGTGATTTGAAATCGTTTGTGTATTGTTGTTCTCGTGTATTAGCAACAATAGGTGGCGTTTCAATATTATTATTAGGATATGCGGTAGGTGCCTGAAATTGTGGTTCTATATTACGTACAGATGGACTAAATTCCGGCGATGAAGTGTGTATATTTTGAACCATATATGTAAGAGCGTCCTTATTCAATACATTCAGTTCGTCGTAGGTTATCTCCTTTTGGTCGAGTTTCTTATAGAAATATTCTATCATTTGTTTAAACCATTCCTCTTTTTTTACAGTGGGATTTGTAACAAAAAATTGGTTTACATATACATTTGAATTCACAATATTCCATAGTAGTTGTTGATTTTCAGGATGTACGAATAATGACATATATGAATGATATAATTATTCAAACGAAATGTTTATATCATTTTTTGTTTTTTTTTGTTTTACGGTTATTCTGTTTTGTTTTACGGTTATTCTGTTTTGTTTTACGGTTATTCTGTTTTGTTTTACGGTTATTCTGTTTTGTTTTACGGTTATTTTTTTTACTACCTCCTTCTTTTTGTAAAATTAGGTTAAATGATTCTTTTTTAAATGGTCGATTTTTTTTTGCGTCTTTTACTTTTGTATTGTAATCTCTATATTCTTCCAACATTTCATTATATTTATCATTTTTTTTTAAGTACGTTTTATATTCTGATACATCGCCAATTTTTTTTTCTTGATTATTTTCGTTAGATTGTTTTCTTTTCATTTCAAAAAAATCATTTTTTGATATATATTCGTTATTAATGTATTGTGAAATAGTTTTTTTCAATTCCTTCAAAAACGCAATTACTGGTTTTTGTATAGACTGTTTTGGTAATTTAAAGATTGGACCTCCTGTTCCCATTAAAACTTTTCCAAATAGAAGCTCTTTTTTTTCTTCAGAATCAGACATTTTATATATTTATTTTATCGTTGTAATAAGATGATAAAATAAAAGTTACGATATATCATTAAAATAAATGTTCCGGAACGACGACATATAATCGTCGGATATACGTTGTTTCAAAAACAAATTTATTTTTTCTAACGGATTAGAGAAGTATTCGGTTCCAACTTTATTAGTAAGCATGGTAATATTAAAAAACAACGCATATATACCACATTCGCCATCAACCAATTGATGTTCTAGTCCATTGAAATACGTTTTTAGTTTTATAGGTTGTGACAATTTCATGCACTGTTGTTTTATACGCTGGATCAATGTTTTTATTTCGTTTGGAGTATCATCCGCATTGCTGTCAAAATAAAAAATAAATTTATCTTGTATATCTAAAAACAAGGAAGTCCAATGAGTTCCGGGACCGGTATGTTTGTCTAAATTAAATACCATACCAAATTTTGTTTTACCCTCTTCAATATGTTTACTAATTTGAAACAAACATAGTTCATCGTCAACACAAGAACCTCCATATGCGGATGGTTTGAAATCAAAATCTATCGCGGTGGGACCAAGTAATTTGAAAGTAGGATACGTGTGTTCGTATTGTTGGAGAACATCACGTATATCTCGTGAAGACAACCACCCGCGTTTTCGCGATGACATGCGTTCCGATTTTTTTGGTCGAAATAAATATTTATTTAATTTGGTTTGCAACTTGCTATCAGTTAACACGTTTAGCCAACAATCTTCTTTCGTACAGTTTTTCATTCGTAGTTTCATATCATTCCAAATCTGGACTGGTTCGACTGATAGAATCTTACTATTTTGGTATTGTTTATTGTAAGACTCTTTTAATAATAGTAGTGAATCCATTGTTAAGCAACTTCCTTTTACTGGTGTTTTTCCATCTACCAATGGAGCACATTTCGAATTCTCATTTATTTCAATGGTAGGCAGTTTGAACGTTTTATTTGTTACATTTCGTTTTATTTGTTTTTGTTTTTGTTTTCTTTTTTGTGTGTGTTTCGCCATTATATATTTCTTATACATTTTTTCTCACAACTCGTTTTCCACCCCATAAATTATGTTGTGCTACGCTAAATGAGGAGGGTATATCTTCTTCTATATCTTGTTCTGTCTTGCTACTATTGTTTTCTTGTATATTATCGTTATCTTCTATGGTTCCAAATAATGTGTCTGTGTCTGTTTCATATGAATCACTGTTATCGAACTCCTTCATTTTGAAATGGGATACCAAACATTTAACATAATCATTAAACGTTTCATTGACATCGGTAGTTATTTGCAAGGACGTATCATCAAGAAGTTCATTCGTTAATTTTAAAATACGTGTTTTATATTTGGTAATGGAATCGTAATGTTCTCTTAATTTGTTATTTAGTTCTGGATTCGTTTGCGAAATATACTTTTGATACGTATTTTTATTCATAAACAGTTCGAGTGTTAATTTATTAAGATATTCGTTTTTGGCGCCGGATTCAGTATCGTTTGATTCGATTTGTGTGGTCGATTCTGCATCGGTTGTTTCGTTTTTTGCACCGGTTTCAGTATCGACTGTTTCATTGTTGTTGTGAATATTAAAATTCGCTTTGTTATTCTCGTTATCTTTTTCTATAAGGTTCTCTTCGACCATGATAATAAACTATTATATGGTTATAAAATATTATCAACGAATAAACGAAATGACAATCTAATATGATATTATGATTTAGAGATAGTATAAAAATATTGTTATATGATATAGATTAATAAAATGAGTAGTTCAGTATTAGGTGGTCCTTATAATGGATATTCTGCAAAGCAAACAATTACAAGTTATAAATCAGGCGAAGAAGCAACATCAAGAAGTGTATTACGTAAAGGTTGGAACAATGAAAACGCGCAAGATAGTATAAACGGACACGCACGCGTTATAACACCATTTAGAGCGGTGAATAATTTAGGTGATTATCTTTCTCGTCAAAACTATGTATGTGGGGGGCCGAACCAAGTGAATGCGAGTAAACCTGGAATGAAGGGGCGTATTGGGTCTATCATATCAAGTTGCGATGGTACAGGTGTTGATGCCGCATCGTGTAATCCTAAATTTGTTTCCGATTCTTCAGATTATATCCGTTTCAAAAAACAACAATCGACCGTTCGTAACTACAATGATGTAGCAAATGGTGGAGACGAGTCAAATGCCTCGTATGTTGACTTAATGCGTGTTCGACGTTAAATAATGCATAACCTATCGGTAAAATAAATCTGTAAATAATGTATACCCAATAGGTACAGATGTTTAAGAAAATGTTTAGTATTCAAAATATAAATAATGGTGCGTTAAGTGTCGCAGGTGCTATGCCACAAAAAGATAGTACAAGTTCCAATGAAAGTCAGTTTCAAATGAGTCGTAAGACATATGTAGAAACTGAACCAATCGTCCAAGGAAAGAAATGGATGGGTGGGTCTAGGGACGCATCTGATGTTTCAAGAAGAAAGAGAACCATTGCGGTTGGAAAAGGAACAAATACTGAAAACGGGACACCCCTGTCTTTTACTACATACAAAGATGTAAATACAACGAATGACGCGATACGGCGTGTGAGGTCTGGTGGAGCTGTAGCACCTGCGAAAAAAAACGCAAGTAAAATAAACCCATTAACGCCATTTTAAGAGAACACAAAAACAAAAAAATGTCACTTATATGTATAGAATGTATACAAACTATTTAGCTGAGTTTTTAGGAGCGACATTTTTCGTATATGTTATTCTTGCAACAGGAAATCCAATCGCAATTGGTGCGTCTCTCGCCCTAGTAATCCTGATAACTGGTAATATATCGGGTGGGCATATAAACCCCGCTGTATCTATTGTAATGGCATCTGCTGGCAAATTGCCAACTGCTGAGATAGTTCCATACTGTTTAGCACAAATATTCGGCGGTTTAGTAGCCCTTGAATTATACAAACGTGTTAAGATGTAACGATAAACAATATATTTGATTGAATAACTAACTGTATTATTCAATCAAAACAAATTTATTTGAACTTATAGAGAACCCGATAAAAAACAAACAGACCAATAACCGCTACAGAACTAATATATATACGTGCAGTTAAAGAACTATTTGAATCAAACCATACTTCGGTTTCGCTAGTAGCATCGGATACATCGAGATCGACATCGTCACTGTTATTTGAAACACTTATATAGTGAGGTTTGACATCGTCTTTTTTAATAATAACACTATCAATAGGAGATATCGTTTCGGTATATTGAGAACCTACACCTTCCGTTTTGTTGTATGTACCAAGATCATCGACCATCAAATTAATTTCAGTATATACCCGTTTTGTAGGGATATTATCAATAATATTCATTTCGAATGTATATATTATGTAGAGGTTTTTTTACTTTTTTGCTGAACGAATAAAATTGTATATTTTAGAAAACATAAAGGGTAGTCAATACTATTATATTAGATTAGATATGTGTGGCATTTTTGCATTATTAAATAATGATGGAATCCGTCTTTCGCCGAGTTATATTGAAGAAGAATTTATGACCGGTAAAAAGAGAGGACCAGAATTTTCTAAATTGTCACGGGTAATGGTGGGTCTTGACTTTGGATTTCATCGTCTTGCAATTAATGGACTAAATGATATTTCACACCAACCAATACAATATAATAATATTACGTTGATTTGTAATGGAGAAATATATAATTATAAAAAATTATATGAAATGATGGAAGATGTGTTTCCACATACTGATTCTGATTGTGAAGTAATTATTCATTTATATCTAAAATATGGAATAGACCAAACATTACAAATGCTGGACGGAGTATTTGCGTTTTGTTTATTGGATAATACAAACCCTGGTAATGACGCAAAATTATATGTTGCACGTGACCCGTATGGTGTGCGTCCATTGTATATAATGAAACCACTGTTTGAGTCAACCAAAAAAAACGTGGATAATATATACGGATTTGCGAGTGAATTAAAGGTTCTTTGCAATATTAATGAGCGATTAAATGTTGAAAATAGAATTAAAAATGATATCTGGATATTTGAACATCCGTCTTCTACTAGGAAACATCCGCATTTTACTATAGAACAATTCGTTCCGGGAACATACAATATATTTTCGGTTCCGTGTGATAAACCATCAAATTGGACGTTGACACAAAAAACACGATACCATTTGCCTGGATTCCGAAGTTGTTTATATAACAATAATTCAAATGTGGGTTATATTATTCCCCAAATACAGTCTTATTTGAAAAGTGCTGTTGAAAAACGGTGTGTAAGTACAGAACGTCCAATTGCGTGTTTGTTGTCTGGTGGGCTGGATAGTAGTTTAATAACCGCACTTGTGAATGAGTACCATACAAAACATAATCTTCCAAAATTAGAAACATACAGTATTGGACTGGACGGTTCGGAAGATCTAAAAAACGCAAAGATTGTTGCTGAGTATCTGGGAACAAATCACACTGAAATAGTATTGACAGAACAAGCTTTTCTTGATGCGATACCCGATGTTATTGAAAGTATAGAAAGTTATGATACAACCACCGTTCGTGCGAGTATTGGCAATTGGTTAATTGGAAAATATATTTCAGAACACAGTGAAGCAAAAGTAATATTCAACGGTGACGGCGCAGATGAACTAATGGGTGGATACTTATACGCAAAATATGCGCCTTGTAGTATTGAATTCGACAGAGAGTGCCGACGTTTATTAAAGGATATTCATACTTTCGACGTATTACGTTCGGACAAATCAATCTCATCGCACGGATTGGAACCACGCACACCTTTTTTGGATAGAGCGTGGGTCGATTTCTATTTGTCTCTCCCGCACGATATTCGTTTTCATGGAGGAACAGATAAGATGGAGAAATATTTGGTTAGAACCGCATTTTCAGAACGACATTATAAAACGGAAGATGGAAAACAAATATTACCAGAAGGGGTATTATATAGACGCAAAGAAGCGTTTAGTGATGGTGTATCAAAACAAACTCGGTCTCTGTATGAAATTATACAAGAACATACTAAAAAGATGATAAACCCGTTATTGGAAAAAAATTCATTTGATGATATTGAAGATGAGAATGACACAATACCAAGTGATGTCTTACAAATGTATCCGGGAATGACTAAATTGAGAGGACACTTGCTACCAACAACTACCGAGCAATTATACTATCGTCAATTATTTGAAAAACACTACAGTGGCTATGGTGAAATAGTACCTTATTTCTGGATGCCCAAGTATATTGATGCGAATGATTCGAGTGCTAGAACACTACCCATCTACAACGCGAAACTTGTAGATGAAGAGTAGTTTTTCATAAATTTGTAAAGGAAATATTTTTACAAATTTATTCAACGAATATGTATTATGTAATCGAATTCTAAAAATCCAAACTCATTTCAAATACATCTTTATCCACGGTTTTATTTGCAAGTGCGTATTCTGAATTAGTGCGCTCAAAGAAATTCACCTTCGTTTCAACACTAATAAGTTCCATAAAATCAAAGGGGTTATGTGAATTGTAAATTTTATCATATCCTAACTGTAAACACAGTCTATCAGCAACAAACTCGATATATTGAATCATCAATTTTGAATTCATACCAATCATACGACAAGGGATAGCCACTGTTATAAATTCTTTTTCAATTTCGACGGCGTCCTTTATAATGTCATATACTCTCTTTTTAGAAACCTTCTTTTCTATTTTAGAATATAGTAGGATTGCGAATTCAGTATGGAGGGCTTCGTCGCGCGAAATAAGTTCATTCGAGAATGTAAGACCGGGCATAAGACCGCGTTTTTTAATCCAATAAATAGCCGCAAATGAAGATGAAAAGAAAATTCCTTCAACTACAGCGAACGCAATAAGACGTGTTGCAAAACTGCTGCGTTTATCATCCAACCACTTTTCCGCCCAATTGAATTTTTTCTGAATACAAGGGTAATTTTGAGTGGCTTGAAATAGCTTATTTTTTTCATTATTATCTTTAATGTACGTATCAATCAACAAACTATACATTTCAGAATGGATTGTTTCGATTGCGATTTGAAACGCATAAAATGCACGCGCCTCAGATGGTTGAACCTCATTCATAAACCGCGTTCCTAGGTTATCCATAACAAGCGCATCACTACTTGAAAAGAATGCCAATATCATTTTTATAAAGTTTCGCTCATCATCAGTTAGTCCATTCCAATCATTTAAATCTTGTGCTAATGAAATTTCGCCGGTATGCCAAAAAGAATCAATTGACCTTTTATACATATCCCATATGTCACTGTGCTGTATAGGAAACATTACATATCTATTCTCGTCGGGTTTAAGCAGTGGTTCTATGAATTGGGTGGGTTCAGTCATTTTGTCTCTAAATAATATAGACAACAGATTTTAATTTGTTTTTACAATTGTATATTTTGTAAATACAATTGTAAATTACAAAACTGACGTGGTTTATTCTTATATGTAATCGGAACACTCATCGACTACATAAAAATTGATAAATGTGGTTATTATTATATTATGTAAACTATAGTTTGAAACATGTTCAAATACGCTCCAACAAATATATCAACCCGTCAGCAATCCAAGTTGTCAAATATTAGAATTAAAAATGACGAATGCGAAGACGAAGATGAAGATATGGATAATTCAACCCGCAAAATTACACGAGAAAATAATCATATCTACTTTCACGCGGAAGTCGATAGGGGAAGCATATTTGAGATGATCGAACATTTACGTAAGTGTGAATTAGAAAATATTATTAATGCACATAAACTATGTGTGGATGAAATTCCAATTTATTTGCATATAAATTCATTTGGAGGGTCATTATTTGATGCGATGACTGCGATAGATGCGATACAATCGTGTAAAGTCCCAGTTCATACCGTTATTGAAGGTTCAACCGCATCCGCGGGTACATTAATGAGTGTTGTTGGTGTAAAACGGTATATGCGACCGAACGCATATATGCTGATTCATCAATTGTCTGCTGGAGGGGCTTGTGGGAAAATGGCAGAGTTAGAAGATGAATTTGAAAACAATAAAATTTGCATGGACAAAATAAAGAAATATACAAAAATAATGCGTCTATTCCCAAAAAACAACTTAGTGAAATATTGAAACACGATTTGTGGTGGGATTTTGAAAAATGTAAACTATATGGATTAGTAGACGATGAATGGAAACGAACATAGAATAATACACTCCACATTTACAATGTGACAACTAATTTGAAAATAGAACAAAAAGATAGAAATAATTGTTATTTTTTTTTCATAATATAGTATATAATGCGTTCTACATTCTCTTTACCTAAATTTTTAAAAATGAATTATACATTAAAACCCCTACTTCAAAACCAGGTTGTATTATACTTCTTGGTTTTGTTGTCTATTATACAATTAAGTATGTTTGTAAACAATTCCGATATGTTATCTTTAGTCATATTTATATTAATTGGTTTCCTAACCACGTTTTTCAGTAAAAATATGATTGTTGTTATGGTAATCGCATTATGTATAACATCATTACTGCGTGTTGGAATAAAAAATAGCACACCCGAAAATTTCGAAGGAGAACAAACCAAAGATGATATACCAAGCACAGATGATAAAAATTCGAATGAAACCACCGATGAAACGAAAGATGAAATGAGCGAAGAAATGCTGGCTATTAAAAAGGAATTGCCGGAATTTGAAGAGACGTACAAAAATTTAATGTCAAATATGGACGAACAGAAACAATTTCTAAAAAATTTACAACAAATGGAACCAATGTTGGCAAAGGCAGAAGCATTTGTGACAAAATTTGACAAATATAACAAAAAGAAAGCATAAAAAAATCAAATAGTATTATAGAAGACAATATATTACTATTTAAAAAATGGTGTTTGGCAAAATATTCAAAGCAATCGGGCAATTGATGATGTTGCCTGTAATGATAGTGAAATTAGTACTACGATTCGATAAAGTGGGCGCAGGTCTATTACTCATAGTAGAAGGTGTGCTTCAAGAGGTGGTTGAGATGCCGATGGGACTAATGTATTTAGGTATAGATCTTGCGGTATTAGTCCAAGCAATCATGTTGTTTAGTGTAACCAATTTCTTTTGTGGATTGAAATTGATGAAAAATTTTACATCGTGTATCATTTTTTACATTCTAGATGTGGTTGGTAAATTATTTTACTTAATTCCTGCAATTATGTTTTATATTTTAGAGAAACTTGGAATGGGTGGATATAAAATGGAAAGAACGATATGGAACAAATTAGAATATTTAGACCGCTTGTCAATCGATTATATTGGCTTTCATATTATTCATTATTCAAAGTCCATCCGCGAAAAGTGTTATAATTGTAAACGATTGAAAACGGGAGCATTTATCAAGAAAACAACCGAACTCGCAAATGATTTGATTGACCCTATACTTCCTATGACAACCGGGGGTCTTATGAAAATGGTAAATGGTTTCATGCAGATTGCGTTTGCGATGACATAAAATATACGATTATTGTATAAAGATGGCAAAAAAATGTCCTCCTGGCGTTTTATGTATTGAAAATATGACTATCGTTTTGCTTATATTAATACTGTGTTTAATGGGATATATTTTATATACACATACATTGAGAATATCACAACCCACGAATAAAGAGACTTCCACTGTAATTATTTCACCGCCCAATATGTCAAATGATATTTTAGGTGATCCATACAAACCACCATTAAAAGACAATGGTTATTTTCATACATCCAATTCAGGTGATATACGCGGTGGTATTCCTGTCAATATTGAAACAAGAGGAACCGGTATGGATTATCAACAAGTTGGTATTCTAACACGGTCTGGAAACAATGATATGATTCTTCCATTGATGGGACGTCGGTTAATGACTGGAAGAGACAATTGGCAATATTATACTTTATCCAATACCGGTAATATAAGCACAAAATTACCTGTAAGTGTCAATGGAAAAAGTTGCACCGGCGAATACGGTTGTGATGTGATTTACAATGGTGATGTAGTGTATGCGGAAGGATACAATGATACATTCAGCGCAACCATTTATGAAAACAATTTGTTTCGGTATCTACCCAGTCAAATTTAGAAATAGTGATTACATAAAAATTAAACTATATCATTCTATTATATAGTTTAAACAAGATGAGTTTCCACGAAATATTTTATAATTATCCAAATATTAGTTTAAATGCTTCGGATATAACCAAGGATTCAACCGATTCAAACACTTTTGATTATATTAGTATGCCTATAATAAACGAAGATACATTCGTTTATACAGTTGATAATAATTCAACCGTTGAACCAGCAACAAAAATATATTTGCGCAAGATTACTACCGACATTATACCTGGTTTTGCTAATATGGACCAAGTATTAATTATAGAACAATACAATAATACCAGTGAAAAATATTATACTGCTTTTAAATTAACGGTTGACTCACCTAATGGAACAGACAAAATCGATACGTTATTAAAATTAACATCACCATCAACAATGGAACTTGATTTAAATGAAATTATAGAACGTCCGGTGTCGGGAACGTGTAACGTATATACAGATACTACATCTACTAAAAAATCGTTGTTTGTATTTGCCGATGTTGATATAAAAATTAATACCGCACTTAACGGTTTGAAAAACGTGTCGTCGAGTGACCCGTTCTACATAACCCCCACGACGACCGGTCAGGAGATACTAGTAGTAAACGCACCAGATAAGATAGAAGTAGAATGCACACCGGTAGTTGTGGATGGCGAGGCAAACGAGTTATTGTATGGTTTTTCGAAAAGCGATATCGCTGACTATTCTACATTACAGTCGACAACGTTGTTTTATTTTTTTGCGTTTACGATGACAATACTGTCATTTGTTATACCACCATTGTATAAATTATTTGTGATTGATTTTATTAATTATGCGTCTTATGCGAAAACACTAAAGGCAACAATACCAGGTGTAAATGATAATTTTGCCGAGAAAATTAACTCCAAACAAAAAGGTGTTTATTTACACGAGTGGAATCTATTGTTGATTTTTTTTAATCTTCTTGTGATGTTTGCTATATTTATGACTGCTATTTCTTCAGATAAAACTGGTTTAACAGTAGGTGTATTTTATATTATAGTATTTATATTTTCGTTTTCACTTATTTATATGAAGACAAATGATAAAGGTTTTATGACAACAAACCTGCCCAAACCTACAGAAGGAGAAACAGCAGCCGCACCAGAAATCGATTATGATGCCTCATATGATTGGACGGACCGGGATGATACGACACATTCGTGGAAGGACACATTAATGTATATTATATTAAGTGAGGCTGGGTGGAAATCATTATTCTGGTTTGGGTTGCCTCTTCTATTAGGGTTAGGGTTCGGTTGGACGTTACAACCATCAATCGTTGTTTTATTGACATTCAGTTGTTCCGCGATTATACGTTTAATTTTTCATTCTTTCGTAATAAAAGAATTACGTACTGAAATTGCAAAGAAGAACGTGAAAGTGTAAACATTATTTATTGTTGTGTAATTCAAACTAAAATACACAACAATTTAATACTGAGATGCGGTTCCGACATCTTCTGAGACAGGTTTGAATGTAGAATTGGTATAAACACTTACATCACTGTGTCCGATGGGTGCCATTTTATTCACCATATCTTCCTCTAATGAAGAGCTCTTGGTAGGGTTCATAGAAGCCATTTTAGAATCCTTTTTCGCTTGGGTCGGTGTGAATTTCACCATAGACACGCGCCCGGTTTCTTCGCTACTGCGACGTAACAGTTCATACGCAACAAATACATACAAAATCGCAATAAGGGGGTTAGTATAAAAAAACAGATATACAGTTAATGTGAACATAACAAGCATACCCATAGAAGAGTCAACAGAATTTGCTAAAAACGCGGGGGTATCGATGGGCATCGTCAGATAGAAAACAAAAACAACGAGTAGTGCAGTTTCTAAATTAGATAATGAATTAAACATATTTAAAAGTTTCATTGTAAAGTAATATAGAATAATACTATATTTTTAGTTGTTGGCAAAGATACAAAATTGAATTCCTCCTAAATTGATAAGTAAAGTAGAAAGTAATAACGAAATATGAAGCGACATTTTGTGAACGTAAAGAAAAATGAAAAAAAAGGCAATTTGGTATTAACGACTGAATATAAAAATACGGTTCGCGAGGCGTCCTATCTCGGGCAAAAAGGGTATACTATACCTAAATCCATTTTATCAGAGGAAGATACTGAATATTTGAAAAACGAATTGTATGTAAAACCGAATGTATTTGGCGGCATTGGTAACGACGAAGCAAATTCGTTTTATGTATATCGTGAAAGCACAAAGAAGTTTTATTTACCGCGTTTCTATGGTATAGACCGCTATGGATTACCTGACAAGAATGAAATTGGTGAAGGAGATGATATAGATGTAGTCTTTCCGAGACAACTACGTGACTACCAAGAAAAAATAGTCAAGGTTTATACAGACCATGTCGATACTCCTATTTGCGTTGGTAATAAAATCAACGGTGGTGGGGGGATACTGGAGGTTTATTGTGGATCTGGCAAGACGGTTATGGGGTTAAATGTAATCTCGCTTTTAAAAAAAAAGACATTGATTATAGTTCATAAAGAATTCTTAATGAATCAATGGATAGAACGCATAGAAGAATTCTTGCCCGGAGCACGTATTGGAAAAATACAAGGAAAAACATTTGATATAGAAGAAAAAGACATAGTAATAGGTATGTTACAGTCGTTGTATGACAAAGATTTCGGTGCAAATGCGTTTTCCAGTTTTGGATTGACGATTATCGACGAAGTGCACCGAATAGGTAGCGAACAATTTTCAAAAACGTTATGTAAAATAACAACACCATATATGTTAGGTATATCTGCGACCGTTGACCGAAAAGATAAGTTGACAAAGGTATTGTATATGTTTATTGGCAATAAGATATATGCTGCGAATCGAAAAGATGACTCCTTAGTAAGTGTTCGTTCGATAAATTATATAAGTAAAGATAGTGAATTCAACCAAGTAGAATACGATTATCGTGGAAATCCCAAATATAGCACAATGATAACAAAACTATGTGCGCATGGTCCCCGCAGTGATTTCATAATACAGGTGATAGATGATTTATTAAAAGAAGATGTAACAAAACAAATAATGATATTAGGACACAATCGGTCGCTGTTAAAGTATTTATACGAGGGAATAACCCACCGCAATATAGGAACAATCGGTTATTATGTAGGTGGAATGAAACAGAAAGATTTACAAGAAACTGAAACAAAACAAATCGTATTAGCAACTTATGCAATGGCGTCTGAAGCTCTTGATATAAAGACATTATCAACCCTTGTGATGGTTACACCAAAAACAGATATAACCCAATCGGTTGGACGAATTTTGCGTGAGAAACACTCGAATCCAGTGGTAGTAGATATTACAGACAGTCACGATTTATTCCAGAAACAATGGGTTAAGAGAAGACGTTTTTATAAGAAATGTAACTATCGCATTCGACAAATCGACAGCAATGCGTATAATGGTATGGTAATGGATTGGAATGCCGATAAATCTTGGAAATGGGTATTTGAACCAAAAACGAATAACGAAACCAAAAATGATGTGAATATGGAAGTCGACGATGATGATGATGACGATGATGACGGTGAGAATCCAGTTGTAAAACCTATCAAGGGTTTACAACAAGGTCAATGTATGATAAATACTACTGCGTTTGATAATTTGTAATCACTTACTTCATGTGAACGGTTTTTTTCATTTGTTTGAAGATATCGGTGAGAACATTTTTCGTTTTCTTAACATAATTCTTCATTGTTTTGTTCTTCTTTGTTTTATTTTTAGGAGCTTTGTATCCAGTCTTGCGTCCTTTTTGTTTATAGGATTTTCTCATTTTTTTTGTAGATTTACGAGAACGTCTTTTATTTTTAGCACCACCTTGCATATCGGCAATGTTAGCACCGCCACCTAACTCACGTGTGTATGGGGTCATCAATGTACTACCACCTTCAAAATTATTAGGAGCGATTGACATAATATATACATACAGTATATATTATTTTATGATTACATCCAACAAACAAGAGAAAGTATTTGAAATAAACGCATCTAAATTACAAACGAGATACGAATGTGCTAAAAATACACTAATCGTTCCTATAATTACAACTGGACCAATAACAGAAGATAAATGGAAACAATTGATTGCGAAAGAGAGGGGTTATAGAAGAAGCGCGTTAGCCGGTTCGGTTCATAATTGAGAAATATGAACGATTTTTGTATTATCATAAACAATTCTCTCAGGAACCCATTTCTTAAACTTGTAATGAAACGTACATTCCATCGAAACAACCTTATTCAAGTCAACGTATTTATCTTCGTTCATATTTTCAAAATCTTCCTCATCATCACTTTCTTCTATATAATCCAAACTTTCATTTTCACGTATTTTTCGGAAAATATTATTTAATGATACACTTGAATTATATGTTGGAACATAAGCAAGATTATAATATACCCGAGAATTGTTCTTACCATACGCAAATAAGTGATAAATATCATATTGAATATCGGCTACAACCTGAAAGATAGTTTTGTATTTATATTGTGGTTTTTTGAAATTCATTTTTAATGGGACCGTATCAAATTGAAACATGGTAGATTTGTTGGGTTGTGCGGGTAATATGACAGGATTTATTTTTCGATGGGTAAATACATTCACATACGGAAGTTGTGTGATGGAAGAACGATATTGTAAATGATGAACGTTATATGTAATTTTATTTGAAATATGATCGGGAAGTATAAATGTGAATTCATCTTCAGGGGTAGTCGTCCAAGTAATCGGCATAAACACGTGATAATTGTCGGTATGATATTGGAAAGTATGAAGTAACTTAGTCGTGTAATGAAACTTTGTAATATTATTCATAAAACGAGCGGTTTGCCCGTGATATGACAACATATCTTCGAATACGAATGATACATCATCAGTTTCTTGACAAATAATAATGGTTCCATAAATAAGGGTTCCTAATGATACGTTACAATCACTAATCACGAATGGTGTAATTAGGCCTTTTACTATTTGTTTATCGCGGTTTGTTTCAAATAAGTAACATACATTTTTATAATTATTATCAGTTGTAAACCATAAATACCCTTTTCGTCCAGTTGGCAATGCTAATACCATATCATAATTATCAACAACTTTCATATGTGACACTGTTTCATATGAAAGTTCAAATTCTGGAATACGAGATGTAATAACATCCAAATCTACAGGGGGTATTTCCATTCTATAAGATATTATATCTATTTATCTTTATACCTGTTTCAATTCTTATTTTGCAATATATTTTCTGCTTGGTCGTTCATATGTGACATAAGTTCCGCATTCATATTATGAAATTTTATAGAATCCTCATCAACGGAGTTCGTTTCATTCGAGATGTGTATATTATTTTCAGAAATATCAGTAACAATTTGTTTGTATTTACTTATCTGTGTATTCACTAAATTTTTGGTAACTTTCTTGCTATAATTCATTTTTAATAAATCCCACATATTGTGACAAGAATATATGATAATAAAACAAAATATGATTTTTATAACAAATTGTATCATATATGATGGGTATGTATATAGGTTATATACATTCTTTTTTATGTAATTTGAACACGAATAACAAATGTATATTACACAAATAATATAGAAAACTCATCAATATAATGTATATATCATGACTTCTATACTGATTATTGAACAAAATGGAGATATCAAAGAAACCAAAGTTAAAGTGTTTGACGAAGATTCTTTATATAAAAAGGCTGGATTTAAGACAGATGCCGGGTTTAAATCACACGTGATCTGGAAAATTACAGATACGGTGAAAGTAAAAGTGTATGGAAGAACAAGTGGTCGTGCTAACAGTGAGAATAAATACGATTTCCCACCACCGATTGATAATACACTCTTTTTTGGAAAATGTCTAGTTGTTAAAATAGAAAACGATGAACCAGTCGGGTTGAAAAGTTCAGAGTGGAACAAAATATACGAAAAATTGCACGGCGGATTTGAAGATATTGGCAACGATGACAGTGATGCTGAATCTGCGGATGAGATTGACCCGAATGTAGAACGTACTAAAAGTGGATATGTAAAGGATGAATTTGTCGTAGATGATGATGAAATAGACGATGTTGACGATGTTGACGATGATACCGAAGAAAAAAGTTTTAACGAAGATGATGACGATGATAATAGTTCTATTGATATTTCCGTAGTAACAACAAAAAAAAGAAAGCAACCCACAAGACAGGTTAAAAATCAAACCACACCCAAATACGCGGACAATTATATTAGCATTGACGAACTAAGTGAAGAGGAATATCTGTAATTATTTGAATTCATATTTTGTGTAGAAACAAGTTATGAATAATATTTACTTTTGCGAAACGAACTTGACAATTTCGCTTATATTTGTAGACGAGATGTAGTTTGTCAAATCAAACTGTAATATTTCTGTTCTACGCCCATCTGTCAAATTACCTTCTCCGTGTAATAATTGTTCTTGTATTAATTGTTTATCACTATCATTTAATTTGAAATACTTTTCCAGATATTTATCATTAATGTTAGATAGTTCCCAATCGGTTACATCCGGAAATAATGTAAATGTTCTCGTGCTTAGAAATTTTTGCGCTGTTTTTAATGAATTTATCAATGTGAGCGCCAAGTCTGTCAAGAAGAATGACTGTATTTTTCGTAAATTATCGATTTTATTGTCATCTACATAAATAACATATGAAGTTCTGCCACCTACATCAAGTATTCCCTTTTCATCTAATATAGGATATCCCATTGAATAATTCGGTAATATTAATTTTGGTCGCCCATCTTGTAATTTGGAAGGTTCAGCTGAAAATGATACATATATTTTTTTATGAACATAATTGAGTAAAGGATACGGATGCGATTTGGAATAAGTGTCAAAATACATTTCTGTATCTTTCTTTACTTTGGGAGGTGTAAATTTAAAGAAGGTTTTTAAATTTTTTGTTGATTTTTGTAATACACGTTTTACAAGTTGTATATTTTTATTAGGTATAAAATGATATTTATAAACGTCAAATGATATGAACTGACTGGTTAGATCATCGTATATCATAGTTTCTTGATATGGTTTTTTGTTTTCTATCAAATAATAACATAATGGTAGCGAACCAGCCTTTTTATCAAATATTTTATATGCGGTTGGAACATCAAAGTTCTTTAAAAGAACCAACTGTTTTTCAATAATCTTTTTTGAAACCGACGATTTTAATTCAGTCCAACTATTCGGTGTAAAGAATAAACAAAATCCGTTTGGTTTCATAATAGATATGGATAATTCGACAAACTTATTCCATATATTAGTGAGACCCGGATTACTCCTTCCCTTACCACGCATACCATTCTTATTGTATGGAGGGTTTCCGAATATAATATCAAACTTGTCTACACCAAATTTGGAGTGCCACTTTTGTATATCATCTAAATAGTCATTTTCTATTATATTTGCTTCTTTGCCGAAAATATTTTTTGCGATTTTTACATTTACACTTGACAATTCAATCATATACATCATATTTTGAATAATATGTTTTCGTCTTTTGGCATCATTCTTTTCCCAAGATTTCAAACCATTATCTAATTTATGAAATACTACCATCGAAAAATTACCTATACCACTTCCCGGGTCTAACCATTTTAATGAAGGATTATTCCAAAGTCGTTTGGGTAAACTATCTAACATTTCACTGACTAACCATAGTGGAGTAAACACCTCACCCGCGGATACTTTATTTTCTTGATTAACGGATAAAGACCGAGTAATAATAGTTTCAATATCATCTATTGTTTTGTTATATATAATAGGATTTGTCATTGAGTATATATTTCTATTACATTTATATTTCTAAGTTCAATTTTTAGTTACTTGAAAAATTGAATAAGACCGGATTATAATATAGAGTGTATTAACTCTTATTACATAATGAAAACGATTAGTAAACCTGATGTATTCCGTATTAATATACGTAATAAAATTAATGAAATTATAGAAGATGAAAATAAATCGGTAAACCTAGAAAAAGGTGTATTTAATTATGCGATTAAAGAAGCCAATAATAAAAAATTAATCAAAAAATGGGACAACCCATCTTTCGTTCAAGTTTATTTAGACCATCTAAGAACAATCTATATCAATCTAAAAAATCCTAACATCGTACAACAAATAAAAAATGATGAAATTCAACCACAAACACTTGCGTTTATGACACATCAAGAAATGAACCCGACGCACTGGAAAGAACAATTAGATATGAAAGCAAAACGCGATGCAGCAAAGTTTACAAATAATATCAAGGCATCTACTGATATGTTTACGTGTAAAAAGTGTAAGTCGAAGAAATGTACGTATTATGAACTACAGACAAGAAGCGCAGATGAACCAGCAACTATATTTGTCACGTGTCTTGATTGTGGTAAAAATTGGAAAACTTAATTGGAAGAAAATACTTTGTATATGAATATGCATAATACAAGATAACATATGGTATTTCCATTTTTTATCAGCATGTTCATCATATCTATTATTTGCAGTCCTTCTTCGTTTGCGAGTAATAAAAAAGAACAATAATTATATACAGTTTCGTCTATTTTGAATGGAGATTCCGTGTCACCGTACATTGACAATAAATTTCGTTTATTTTTAACACTACTTACAACAATCGCATCCAGATTCGAAACGCAACACGGACACGAAATCAGAGTCATATTATTGTTTTTAAATCTTAATAAATAATTATCGAGGCATTTATAGCAAAAAATATGATCGCAATTCGTGATAATATGATCATCGAATTCTATCACATTCTGACAAATATTACATTCCTCATCATGAAAAAAAGGGTCTTCATTTTGTTTTACGGCAATTTCTAGACTGGTATTTATTGGATGACCTTTATACATGATATCTTTTATTTCTTGTTCGTTTAACAATGTATTATTCGTGTTAACCATCATCTGGTATACTTTATTAGCAAAATAATCTAGTTCAACCGCATTCATATTTTTTATTAATTCAGAATAATCCTCTTTATTTAGAATATAATAGTCAATCACTTTGTTTTTAATTGTTTCTAATGTTTGTCCCGACTTAATATTCAAATCGAGTTTATATCCAATTACAAGCAAATCTTCTTTAGTATATGTTTCTAGATAATAGTGTAAATATTCCGCATTCAGGTTTATTTTCATATCAATCGCCGCGTTTTCTTTAATGTCATTTTCTAACATATATATTCTTTCATCATTGCACTTATTTATCGTATGTCCTTCATTATAACAAAAAGAACAAGAAAAAGTCCTTTTTGCTTTCTTTATCTGTTTTTTCTTCACAGTCATTTTATGTATTCCTATTTACATTTTTATATACATTCTTCGGATATGTATATTCATGAACTTCAAGCAAAAAAATATGTAAATCTATTATATAATGTCTCCTAAAAATAAGACTCTCAAAAAAGGTACTAAGTCCAAATCGCCTTCCTCCTCCGCATCTAAGCCCAAATCGTTTTTTACACCTTTGGACATTTAAAACACCGATTTTTAACGGAATTAAAAAATCCAAAAATATAATTACTTACATATGGAAGCAAAGCACACAATTTCCTAATAAAACAATTCAATTATCTCTATTGTTTTTTCGGTTGGATTGTCTATCCAATATTGGATTTGTTGTTTCAAAGTTTTTATGCGTTCTTCCCATTCTTTTTGTTTGGTTTTTGTAATTTGTATCACTCCTAACTTGTTTAATTTCCAACAAGATTTTACTAATATACCGTATTGATTAGTATAATCATCTGGATTAAAACGAATAAATACAATTGGACGATGTTGTAGGTCTTGTGATAATTCCATTAATCGTTTATGCTGACAACTACAATCATAATACCTATGTTTATTTTCGTCAACTTCAACAATAATAATATGCGACCCCATATCTAATAATAAATCAGGGCGACGGCGAGAACAACCATCTTGGACTTTTTTATCTGCAACCCAAGTAAAACTGGTAAATGTTTGTGTGATCCGGTCAACTACATCTTTTTCTTTGGTTTTGTAATTACGCATTGCCGGTTTATCTTTATTTTCTGGATTATTTACAAAACACGGCATACAATAACCTTCATATTTGATATTTCCCTTTGTTTCACACCATTCATTTTTACACAACTCATTTCCACCACATTCTTTACACCGTTCTTTTCGTTTTCCGTGTTCGCAGAATGCCGACCCGCCACATTCTCTACACCGTGCTTTTTGTTTTCCGTGTTCGCAGAATGCCGACCCGCCACATTCTCTACACCGTTCTTTTCGTTTTCCGTGTTCGCAGAATGCCGACCCGCCACATTCTCTACACCGTGCTTTTTGTTTTCCGTGTTCGCATAATTCCGACCCGCCACATTCTCTACACCGTGCTTTGAGTTTTCCGTGTTCGCAGAATGCCGACCCGCCACATTCTTTACACCGTTCTTTTCGTTTTCCGTGTTCGCAGAATGCCGACCCGCCACATTCTTTACACAGTGCTTTTCGTTTTCCGTGTTCACACTTTGTTCGTATTTTACTCATTTGTTATTTTGTATAAATATATTTATATTTAATTATTTTCAATTTTATAATTCAATTTTATAATTTACTATTATATATGCCTAATCATAAGAGCGAAGATTTTAAATTATCTGCGGTTGATTATTATTTAACCGAAGACAAATCACAAGAAGAAGTTTGTAAAATATTCAAATGTTCTGCACGAAGTTTAATGCGTTGGGTTGACAAATACAAAAAAGACGGAGAAATTAAACGACATAACAGAATGCCAGTAGCATATAAGATTGATAAAAATGAAGTAAAATACATACTGGAAGAAATCAAGAAAAATAAAACAATTACTATGGAAGATTTACTTGTAAAAGTAAAAGAAAAATACCCTTCGTTTGATATTTCACGAAGACATTTGGGTAGAGTGATCAAAGACAATAATATTACACTTAAAATTACTCGTGTGCGACATGAACCAACAAAACGATTTGGAAAAGATATTGATATTAACCAAAAAATAAAAGAGTTTTATGAGGAAGTAAAGAAATACAAATTAGAGGATATAATTTGCATAGATGAAACGAGTGTGAAGTCATTACAAAAACGAAATCATTGTTATAATGAAATCGGGAAGCGTTGTGTAATAAAAACACAATCACAAGAAGTATTCAAGAAATATACTGGAATATTTGCTATTTCTACCAAAGGCGTTTTAGGTTGGGAATTATATGAAAAAAGTGGAATAAATGCAGACAGATTATATGAGTTTTTAGAAACACATATAACAAATAAATACAAAAATAAACTTATTATTTTGGATAATGCGAGTAGTCATAGAAACGAAAGGATAAAAGATTTGGTAAATAAACACAATAAAATATTATATGCTGTCCCTTACCAACATTTCACAAATAGTATTGAAAATTATTTTAGTATGTTGAAATCACGATTGTATAAAGAAAGTGAGGAAGGTGAAGGATTAACTCACGAAAAATTAAAGGCAAATATAACAAGTGTAATACGAGGAATACCAAAAGAAAAGTATGAAAATATATTTAAGGGAGCATATAATAGAGATGTAGTATATGTGAAAAATAAAACAAGAAAACGAAAATTAAAGAATTACAAGGTTTAGAAAATCGGCGTTTGAAATGTTAAAAGGTGTAAAAAATTGTTTTCTTTCGCTACTAAAAAGAAGAAACCGAAACCCAATGTATATTTAAGTGAAACAGATATTGATATGGTTATGAACGAAACTGACGAAATTATAAACCATAAACTTAACCAGGAAGATCTTAAGAAATCTGATATAAAAAAAGTACTTCGTAAAGTTTCTTATAAACCAGATTTCGAAAGTTACTTTTACATTGGTGAATCAAGAGAAGAAGCTTTGAAAAAGATTAATGCAACACGTGCTTTCATTAAAAGAGCTTTGCATAGAGAGCAACTAATCGCGCTAATATTTGAATGGAGTAAAGGATATATTGAACTCGACGCCTTCACCGAGAGCACCGAGGAGAGAGCCGATATGTCGAGATAACTACGTATGTGTACCATCGACTACCTTACAATGTGCATTTTCGATTTAGTTTGTCTACATTTTATTTCCGGTCGGCATTCAAGCAAAAAAATATGTAAATCTATTTTTCATATTTTTTTACAGTATTTCTAAATCTTCGAGTTTCCAATACTCGCAACCACCATTCGGCATAGGTCGTTTTACAATCAACGGTATCTTTTTTTCTTCAAATTCTTTCAATGCGATTAAATATCCATCAATGACTGAATTATCGACATTTACAAATATATTTGCTCCTGCGTTTATTTGTTTGGCTCTTTCGCCTAATATTCTCGCCTTTTCGTAACGCGTTACAATGGGAATGGTTCTATGTAATGGATCAATAATAACACCTTCATCGTCACGGACTACTCGACATAAATTATCGATTTCATCCGAATTGTGAAGTTTCAGTTCTGGGTGATAATTAGTAATGATATCTTGTCGTGATACTGTATCTAACTTGGTTAAATTATCATCATCACCATCGTCTGTATCATATTCATCGTCATCCGCGTTATACAAGTCATCGTGAGTAAATCCTGGTTTGATTTCTTCGTTTAATTCTTCTTCAAATTCATTATTGGTGATTTCTTCCATATCGTCATAATCATCTTCATCATCCGTATCATCTCTATCATCAAGGACGGGTGGCGGAGGCTTGGTAGATTCATTATCACTATCTTCATTATCACTATCTTCTGGTTTATTATTTTCTTTTACATCGTCAACATCACTGTCGATTTCGCTATTATATGGTTCATCATCATTCATCATTTTGCTTCTGGTTCCTTATTCTATATCAAGAGATATTCTACTGTTTCTAAATAGTTATTCTAATTGTAATGTTTTCAATTTTATCAAATAAAAATATCGTATACAATCAATAATTTTATTTACAACTTATCGTCCGTTTTCCATTTTGTGTCACATTTCACACATAAATATAAATATTTCAAGTTTGCGTTATCATATCGTATATAAATGACGCCCTTTTCAGTGTCGCATTCTGCGTTGGGGCATTTTTTATTATATAAACGGGGTAATGTAGGGTCGTTTTTGGTATGTTCATTTATAATATGTTCGAAAACCTTTTCACCGCCTTTTAAATTCGTATTCATTACACATACTCCTTCGGTTGAAATTGTCTCGTCAACATAATTACAATATCTACACGAATAAATCAATTGATTTTCATCCTCCGAATTGATACTAATGTAATACATGTTATCGCATTTGTCACAAAACTTCATTTTCCACTTATATATATCTATTATATTTTGTAACAAACAATCTATCATTTAATTCAATTTTACAATTCATTCAAATTTACAACTTTATCCATATAGGGTAAAATTTCCTTGTCGTGTGTAATTACTATTACTGTTTTATCTTGCGTTTCATTTAATATCATATCTATTACCTTTATACGCGTATTTTCATCTAATCCAGCCAATGGTTCATCTAATATTAATATTTTTGATGGTTTCAAAATACTTCGCATTAACATAGTTACTTTTTGCATACCACCAGACAAATTTGTCCCGTGAATTCCTGCTTCAGATTTTATCCCATCAGACAGCTCGGAGAACACTTCATCTAACTTATATATTTTTAATTTTGTTATTAATTCTGCTTCAGTGAGATGATTGTTTCCATACAACATATTGTATACTACGGTTTCATTAAATAAGTTTGTTCGCTGATTGACATAGTTTACATTGTTTCGTAAATATTCTACATCGATTTCATTAATATTAACACCATCAATCATAATTTCGCCATCTTCTGGGGGATACATACCAATCAACATTTTCATTAGAGTCGATTTACCAGTTCCTGAACGTCCTATTATAGCATATCGTTTCGTTCCTTCAATATCCAGATTGAGACCATTAAATAAATATCCTTCATCTTCTTTGTTATACTTGAAATGTATGTTTTTATATACGACACTTCCCTTTGTAATTGTATCTTTTTTAATGCGTTCACTATCAGTCTTGAAAATATCTTTGAAAAACTCCTCGCCAGAAAGAGAAATGCCCAGTTTATAAACCAAATTGTGAACTATACTATAATTCAATGTAAGTGAATATGACAAGTATTGTCCCAATAACAATATTAGCACGACGGCTTGGGTTGTTTTCACCGTGTTACTTTTAACCATTCTATACAATGAAAATATTGCCAGACAATACACGAATATTGTTATAATTTGGGCTACTAACAACTGTGCGGTTTGCATCATCATCACACTTTTCATTTTATCACGATTAATGCCTTCGCGTTTCTTATTTTTTTTTATTTCGTTATCTGCTTCATTGTTTATATATACATTCATCAAATTATCCAAACTGTCTTGTAAATTTTCACCCACGCAATTATTAAAATAATTCTCTTTATCAATTATTCGTTCAATTAAATAGTTTCCACCAACAAAGTGAAGAATGCCACATAACACAAATGATATAAATATCATTGCACCCAATTCAAAGTTGACAAATAAAAAATACAACATTAAAATAAAACAAATAATCAAATCTGGAATAAATGCGCGCACAATATATTGGAACAATTCCTTTATGTTACGTGACACCTCAAGAACACGAGAAATATATTCACCCGTTTTTATATCTTTAAAATCAGTTTTGTATGAATTTATAGTTGCGTCATATATAACATTACGAACATAATTCGCATATTCGGGTATAAGTAGCGTCTCGTAATAATGTTTGACCGCACTTGAAAATATGATTAAAAACCATATTACAACTACAATAATCAATGAACCCGGCAGGTTCATTAATTTCACATTTTGAAAAATATTTGTTATATCGGGAAATACTGTAGTTTTATCCAATTGACTAAAAATTTTAGCATATATGTTTGGTAATACAATTCCTTCGATTGGGAAAAATGATACGACTATTGCAAAATATGATATAATCGTCCATTTATTATCTATTAAGAACCCTTTTACGAATTTTTCATATAACATTGTTATCTTCTATACTATACTTATATACATATTTCCATACAGAAAAATGTATATATTTATGAAGAGATACGTTTTGTAGGTATCTCTTTATCTACTAAATAAATCGAATTCTCGGTCATTACAATAAACTCATTACCTACACTGAAAATCTTAGTAACCGGACTCGTATATTCATCTTCGCTCTTGACTAATAATTTTTCATTATTTTCTTTTACACCAATCAATGCCTTTTTATCCAACGAACTCGTCCAATAGTCCATCATAATTGGTTTATCTTCAACTATGGAGAGTTTAATTACGTGCTGCAATGTCTTCGATTCGGGCAATCTATACCCATCTACTTTCATTTCCTCATTATTAGAAGACATTATATATTATATTTACGGTCCAATTACTTTAAGTCGTTATATGAAAAAATGTATAATATCATCCAACTATTATATATTCATTTCATCATATTTGTCTTTTGTAAATACAATTGTCTTTTTACGTATCTTCTCCGTCTTTTTTTTTACTTCATCCGCAGTATTGATTACATATATATTATGGTATTCATCTTGTAGGATTTGTTTAATAAATTTATACACGCAACGTAATTTTTTTTCAGTACAATTCCCAACAATTAAACAACTTCCGGTGCGAAATATCATAAAAGAGATCTCGCTATATTTTTTCGTTTTATCCAGTTCAGATAATTTCATATTATTATCCATTGTCTCAATTCCACCCACTTGCGCCTTGTTGTTATCAGTTTCATTGTTAAAGTAATATTTACATTTCACCCCTGGATAACTGCAAGGATCGTATGACACTTCTAAATTGTATTTTTCACTACGTAATAAATTATATAATTTCTCACGATTGATATAAAATCCACAATTAAAATTGGAATTTATCAACACATTTTCTTCCATATCACTATCTAAGTATTTCAGTGGTTCTAATACGTGTGGTGATATTAAATTGTATATCATTTCCTTGACAATAATAAGAATTCCTATATTCAATACACCTGGCACTTCCATTTTACCAGTATTAAATACTTTTACGTGTATTTCACGAAAGATACCGTGTTGTTTGAATCGCAAAACAATTGCAAAACAATTGTAAAATGCGTTCTTGACTTTACAACGATAGTTCATTATATCCTTTCGTGACAACCCCACTGTTATTTTACGCTCATCTTTGTATTTTATCATACGTGCGTCGGGGTTGTCAATTTGTTTTATAATATGTTCATTGCAATATGGTATATTTTCTATTTTTTTATAGTAATCTTTCACATCTTCTTTGCTATTTGATACTACTTTTATTTGCTTCTTTATTACACCACTTTCGGGTTTCCAATATTCTAATATGTCTATTTTCCAAAATATACTATGAATATCTATCGGTTGATTTAAATATAACACCTTGGTTGTCGTTGAAATATATAAATCTTCACATTCAGGAAGAATTGTTGTCTCTACCTTATCAACGCATTCACTTTCGATTAATACATCTGGTGCAGTACTATAATTATTCACGGTTCCATTCAAATGCTGAAACTTCAAGAAATTCGACCACTCATCGTCTACAATATTTTGCATTTTGATATACCTATTCTCTATTTCGTTTTACTCATTCTTTTTTTCAATTTTATGTGCCGAACAATATAGTCTACTACATTATTGATATGATATTCTTTTGAATGCATTGTAATTTCGACGATATTTAAAAAATCATCGGTTATATTTTCTGGATGGATACGAATCAAGTAATTAAAATAGTCTTTCAGGATACATTTTTTGTCTGTGTTGTATTTGATACTAACATCATGTATATATCCTTTGAATATAACTATTTTCTCTTCTGTTTGTGTATCTATCAATATCTCATTCATTTTTTTCCATATGATATCCGTTATGATATTATCATTCCATTCTATTATATTCTGATTTAATTGAATATAGTTTATCATACTTCGTATATCGGAATTATAATTATGCATAATTGTATGAATCGTATTCTCTTTTAAACACAATCGTTCTTTCGTAACAATCGTTTGTATCAATTTATATATTTCATTTTTTGGCAATTGATTGAACCTCGCGCATATAAATTCATTCTGCAGTGAATAATCTATCTTACTTATATAATTACATACCAAACAAAAGCGGACATTTGTAGTATAAGACTGTATTAAATATTTTAATGCGTTTTGTGCGTTCTTTGTCATATAATCCACCTCGTCCAATATAACGAATTTCAACCCAGATTTGAAGATATTTTTTGATTTTACAAACTGCTGTATATGATTGCGTATCACATCAATCCCCCTTTCATCGGATGCGTTTAAATGTATTATACTACCATTCGCATCGTCATTATTATTATTTTGAAACGCTTTTATTATATTGATAATGGTTGTTGTTTTACCGGTTCCTGGTGGTCCATAAAATAATAAGTTGGGGAAGTAATTTTGAGACAATATATTTTTAAACATCTGTTTATTTATATCATCTAATACAATATCGTCAAAATTCGACGGACGATATTTTTCAATCCAAGGTATTGTTGTATTGGCACGTTCCATTTGAATTGGTGATAGTATAAATATGTATACTCACGATTTTAAGTTGTTTTCATATTATGAAATGATTGTAAATCGAAAAATTGATTCTAATTGAAAAAAGATATAAGATGAATATTATAATACTACACACACCAATATGGAACAATTGTCTAATAGTGGATTTTTAGAAGTTATCCTAGGACCTATGTTCTCTGGTAAAACAACCCGGATTATTGATATTTATAACTCGGAATATCAACAAGGAAAAAATATAATGGTTATTAATTATTCGGGGGATACGCGATACCACGATACAATGCTTTCTACCCACGACAAAATTATGATACCATGTATTTTTACAAATACATTAACGGATGTATGTAATGTAAATGACATCAAAGATATAGACACGATTCTTATTAACGAAGGACAATTCTTTGATGATTTATATGATGTGATTAAAGAATTGGTAGATATACATAAAAAAAAGGTATATGTATGTGGTCTCGATGGTGATTTCAAGCGTGATAAATTTGGGGGGATTTTGGACTTAATACCAATTTGTGACAATGTAATTAAATTAAAAGCAAATTGTAATAGTTGTTCTAACTATGCACTGTTTTCATTTAGAAAATCCCGTGAAGAACAACAAATCTCAATTGGTTCGGATAATTACGTTCCATTATGTAGAAATTGTTACAACATCCAATAAAATACGTGTATATTCTAACTATTACGCATACATTTTTTATTCTCTCGTTCTCATACATTCGGTCAAAACTATTTACAAAACAACATAGAGATATTATACAAATATTATGTAACAGTATAGTTAAATTATGGATACTCACGAAGAACCGATTAAAAAAAAGAGGGGTAGAAAGAAGAAGTCCGAATTGGAACCAACCGAACCAGTTGTTGCAAAGAAAAGAGGACGAAAACCGAAGGGGGGTAAAATCGCTCTCACAGAAACTTCTAATCCAGAAGACCAACATAATATTACAAATGTTATTCTACATTTAAAGTGCGCGATGGATGATATTATTAACAACACGGCTGACACCGTTTTTATTAATCCTCACGAATATAACCCTAAGATCCCACCTACTATTCAATCATTTAATGTAGAAGATTCAAATATATATACACATTTTGATTATGACGCAGAACAAACAATACCTATAACCCAGCACTGTGAAGCCGCATATAAAAATGATAATGTAAATAATCATTCAAAATCATCTCATTTATGTAGCAACTGTAGTAATCACGTTCACGACGAAGATGACGATACCGATGTATCTCTAACCGAATTACAGTCTAAAATCAAAGAATTGAAGTTACAACTATATAAGGCAAATAATAATGATAAAAAATCGGCGTGTTTTTGGTGCACTTGTGAATTTGACAATAATTCATATTATATTCCGAAACATATTTCCAATGACGAATATACGTGTTATGGTTCTTTTTGTCGTCCTGAATGTGCAACCGCGTATCTTATGAAAGAAAATATAGATGATTCCACAAAATTCGAACGATACCATTTATTAAACCAAGTATATGGAACCGTATATAAACATAAAAAAAGTATCAAACCTGCTCCTGACCCCCATTTTTTATTAGATAAATTCTACGGTAACCTTACTATACAAGAATATCGCAAAATGCTAGGAACAGACCACATGTTAGTTGTAGTTGATAAACCTATGACTCGTGTATTACCCGAGCTACACGAAGACAATGATACTACGAAAACAAGTGGGTCTTCTAACAAAACTACCAAAACGATGTATAAAGTGAAACGTCAAAGCGAGCACGTAGCGGGACCAAGTAAGTCTGATATTATGAAAGAACATTTTGGTTTATAATTTGTTCGATTTGGGAAACAATATAGAAATGTCATTATTATATTGTATATCACAATGACAGTTACATCCGAAAAACAAGTAAGTATTTTCTTAATGGGTGGATTGGGCAACCAATTGTTTCAAATTTTTACTTGCATTGCGTATTCTATACGCGAAAAGAGAAAATGCGTTTTCCCCTATTCAGATACATTAACATCTGGGATTTCACGTAATACCTATTGGAACAACTTATTACAATCATTGAAGAATTATACGAATTTTGACGATAACGCATGTACCAACCAGAATTTATTATCATATCCAACTTACAAAGAAAATACATTCACATATCAACCATTAATGTCATTTCAACAGAATAATATCCTATTATATGGTTATTTCCAGAGCTTTAAATATTTTATATCTGAATGGGACACAATCTTACAACTGGTTCCTTTCACTGAATTACAAACTGATTTACGAACTCGATATGCCGATATTTTTACGATCGATACCAATATTGTTAGCATGCATTTTCGCATAGGTGATTATTTACAATCTCAAGACGCACATCCAATAATGCCATATGAATATTATTATAATGCTTTATGCCATCTAAAAAATAACCGTTCAAACAAGAGTATAACGTGTTTGTATTTTTGCGAAAAACAAGATACAAATGCTGCAATGAATATTATTCACAAGTTAGAAAAGCACTTCACAGGTATCGCATTTGTAAAAGCAACCGACGATATGGAAGATTGGGAACAAATGTTATTGATGAGTTGTTGTCACGATAATATTATTGCAAATAGTACATTCAGTTGGTGGGGGGCATTTCTTAACACAAATAAACAATCTATTGTGTGTTATCCAGAAAAGTGGTTTGGACCGAAATTAGGACACGATACGCGCGATTTATTCATTGATGCCTGGCAAAAAATCAATTGGTAACTGATATAGAAATATAATTTGGATATACTTTACATACACAATTAAAAAATTGAATTTGTTAGCAGAGCATTATTAGTAGTATATATAACACTCATATCAGTATAAGATGAAATCAATTATGAAGAACGACACATTGGCCGCCATTATGGCACTTCCCATGGTACAAAAAATCGTAGAAAAAAATAAGAAACTAAAACAGAAAAATAAGGCATTGAAGAATTTGATTTACAGTTTACCCGAGTTCCGTCAGAAATCATCTAATCATAACTGCTGTTGCTGTAATCATACTAAAAAAAATGTAAAAACTGATGTAATCGATTTAACTCTTGATGATACTGTCGTAATTAAAACCGAACCGGGTGTGGTCGATGTAAAATCTACCAAGGAGGATGATGAGGAAGAAGCAGAAGTATCTGTCGGTGATGAGGAAGTCGAAGTAGTCGAAGTATCTGTCGGTGATGAGGAAGATGAGGTCGAAGTATCTGCGGATGAGGAGGAAGAGGAAGTCGAAGTATCTGCCGAGGAGGAGGAAGTCGAAGTATCTGCGGATGAGGAGGAAGTCGAAGTATCTGC